TCAAGAAGCTGCGCGAGAATACGTTGCTGTTGCGTCAGATGAGTCCACGAGAAAAAGCTACATCGCCCATATTGGCTCGGGCACTCGGGCAGATACTCCAAGGCCCTGCGCCCACTGAAATCAACCGCGAGCAGGCCCAATAGCCTATACTTGAGACAACAGATTCCGGAGTGACCCATGGCTTACGTCCCCCTTACCAAGATCCCCCAGCAGTTCTTCGATAACCTCGGCAACCCTCTGGTTGGTGGGACACTGTATGCCTATCTGGCAGGTACCAGCACCCCGACCAACATGTTCTCTGACGACACTGGGACAGTAGCAGGCACCAGCGTGGTACTCGACAGCCGGGGCGAGCCGACCACGTTCAAGCTGATCTGGATTGATTCAAGCAAGAACTATAAGTTTATCTTGAAAGACTCTACTGGAACCACTATCTGGACGATTGATGATATAAGTGGTGACGATGCGTCAGATGCTTCAATTAGCACATACTTACCTGCAGGCGTAAACGCTGTACAGACGACTGTACAAAATAAACTGCGTGAGTTCGTCAGCGTCAAAGACTTCGGCGCTACCGGAGATGGAGTTACAAATGATGCGGCTGCGATTCAGGCATCAATTGACGCTGTTTTTACAGCAGGTGGAGGAACCATTTATTTTCCTGCGGGAATCTACATGGTTGAGGCTTCGCTGACTTGGAAAAGCAATGTTCATTATAAAGGACAAGGTAAAGCTTCTCTTCTGAAAGCTAACATTTCATCCGGGGCGTTCCGAATCTTTAACCAAGCGTCTTCCGATGTAGATAATGTGGTTTTTGATAGTCTTGGATTTGATGGTTCTATTAACTATCCAGTTGATAGCACCGTTTACAAACAAACGTTAGCCGACACCACTACTGCAATTCGCACATCTGGCATTAAAGCCACCAACGTCACGATCAAGAACTGTTACTTTAACAAACTGTCATTTGGCTCGATTGACATTAACGGGTTTGAATCCTCTAACATCAATGTTCAGGATAACTATTTTTACAAAGGATCATATGTCTGGAAGGTCATCAGTTTCAGGTTGCCATCCTCGACTTATACCGATGCGCAGCGTGTAGCCAATGTTCGTATTAGCGGGAACCAGATTGAAATTAACGGGCCTCAAATTCATTGGGACCCTAGTAAAGAAGATTGGGTTGCTTCCGCTGACGCCATCCAGATCGACAGCGGTAAAGACTGCGTAATTTCAGACAACATAATTGAAAACGCCGGAGCCATTGGCATTCGCGTTGAAGAATCCGTCAGAATAACGGTTGCTAACAATAAGCTTGTGGAACCTGGGCAGGAAGGGATCACGTTCTATCTAGATTGCTCCGATTGCTCTTGCGTTGGAAATACAATTGTCAATTGGGGAAGAGTGCCTAATGCTTATTGTATTCGCAACTACAGTGGCACTTATGTTGTGGCAAGAGAGTTTCCAAGGGCTGCCGGACCGACTTTACCAGCAAATCCTACATTATCTTCATGGTTTGAAACGTGGCCTTACTCGATTGCGTCAATTAATGCCGCTAATATAATTACTTATTCGTCATCTGATTACTACACCGGGCCGAGTGCCGGAATACTTCCGTTCCGTGGCTATGCGGCAATCAGCGTCACCAACGCAAGCCAAAAAATATCAATTGTTGGAAATAACGCTTTAGGCAATTTGTCTTTGGACGGTAGCAGCAAATACCTTTATGCGTCTGACTTTGGTATTACCCCTGTCCATTCGGTAAACGACGCTACTGCGACTTCCGGCTCTGACTGTTTAATATCTAACAACGGTATTGTTGATTCCCGCGTGTATCGTATTTACCACCCTGAATATCATGATCAAATCAACACCCGTGGTTTGTTAGGAACAGCCATTTATACAAACAATCGTGACAGCAACTCCTTAATTTTTTCAAACAATGTTCGATTAAGCCAAGGGGGACAGCTTTTCGCTACTACTCGCAGTGATTTTATAGCAAACGGTATAAATTTTCCTGCAGCTCAGGTGGCATCTTCTGATGCAAACACCCTGGACGATTACGAAGAAGGTTTGTGGCAAGCATCCCTGGTGTCAGCTGGTGGATCTATTACCACGGACACCGGTTTTAATGATTGCAGTTACACAAAAATTGGGCGTCTTGTCACCATTACTGGAGAGGTACGTGCGTCTTCCGTTTCGTCACCTACTGGTGCGCTGACGTTAACTGGTTTACCTTTCGCAGTGGGCAATCTGCAAGATCGTGCAGAGTATTCCGCTTGTATCTTGCGCCCAAGAGGCACATTAGCAGGCACTTCGACAGGGGTGTTTTTCATGGAATTGGCAGCATTGGCCACATCAGGAACAATTACCAGGTTCGATGGAGGAATCCACAACGATGCCGCTGCAAACATCCAAGCTGGTACGGGCTTTACGTTTTCCATGTCTTACGTCACAACTTAATTTAATCGGTCAAGCTGATGCCAACCTCACGAGGAACTCACTATGAAGAACGGTAAGAAAGGCAAAATGCCCGCCATCATGATCGCCATTGCGATGCCTTCAAAGAAGCCCAAGACCAAGGCTGAAATGAAGAAAGAGAAGATGGAAGACAAGGTGGAAATGGCTGCGATGAAAGCCTATGCCAAGAAGTCCAAGAAGAAGGGGAAATGACATGAGCAAGTACGTCAAAGAGCGACTGAAAGAACCTAGTACCTGGCGCGGCCTTGTCCTGATCTGCACAGCCTTTGGCGTACCCATCGCTCCCCAGATGGCCGAGGCAATCATCACCATCGGACTGGCGCTCTCTGGCGGTATCGGTGTCATTACGTCGGATAATCCAAAATGAAGGCACTCCTTGAGATCATCAAGAAGTACGAGGGTTGCCATCGGCGCATGGCTGATGGGCGTCTGATTGCCTACAAGTGCCCGGCTGGCGTGTGGACCATAGGCTGGGGTAGCACTGGTCGCTACGTCCGTGAGGGCACCATCTGGACGCAGGAGAAGGCTGACGAGAGACTGGAGAAGGATGCTCAGGCGGCTATCGATGCAGCTCTCAAAGCCTCCCCGATTCTCCAGGGTAAAGAGTTCAAGCTGGCGGCTATTGCTGATTTCATTTACAACTGTGGCATTGGCAACTACCAGTCCAGTACCCTCAAGAAGCGGGTGGATGCTGGGGATTGGCTGTCTGCGGTCTCCGAGATCCGACGCTGGAACAAGGCCGGTGGAAAAGTGTTGGCAGGGTTGACCGCTCGTCGGGAAGATGAAGCCAAACTGCTCCAAAAATAAGCTACACTGACCCTATCAATCCGGAGGTTATCCCATGCCCCTGAAGTCAGGTAAGTCTAAGAAGACTATCAGCAAGAACATCGGTGAAATGGTCGGCAAGTACAAAGAAACCGGCAAGATCGGCACCTCCAAGCCCAAGAGCATGAAGGCTGCTATAGCCCAAGCTTCTGCCGCTGCTTATGCCAAGGCTGGCAAGAGCCGCAAGAAAGGTAAGATGTAATGGCCAAGCCAGGACTCTATGCCAATATCGCCGCCAAGAGAGCCCGCATCAAAGCGGGTTCTGGTGAGAAGATGAGGAAACCCGGTAGCAAGGGTGCGCCTACCGCCAAGGCATTCAAGGAGTCGGCCAAGACTGCCAAAAAGGGCAAGTGACGTGGACCTTTATGAAGGCCCAGACAGACGAAAAGCGCCTGTCCTGACCGACGAGCAGATTGAGCACATTGCCCAGAAGGCTGCCGATCTGGCGGTTCAGAAGATGACCACCGAGGTTTACGCCACGGTGGGCAAATCTGTCCTGCAGAAGGTCTTCTGGATCGTGGGGGTCATTGCCACAGCGATGGTGCTGGGCAATGCCTCCATTAAGGAACTACTCAAGTGATTCAGTTTCGGTCTTGCCACATCAAAATGACCAGTCTGGCCAGCGTGCATAGGATTAGCAGCCCGCCGGCCATTGCGTCAGTCTCAGTCATATCTCAAACAGTACCCTCAACTCTCGGCGCATTGCGCTGACATCGATGTTAGGGTAACGATCCTCCAACAGATTTAGATAGACCATCGCGCCTTTGGCCTGCCGAGGAGTCTGGCAGGAGTTGATCACACGCCAAGCTTTGGATATTAATTCGCTCATTTGATCCGCCTCGCAATTTCACGCTCTATATACCAGACCGCTTTCCGTAGGTCTTCGATTGCGTCGGCCTTCAAGTCTGCCCGCCAGATGTACTTAACCGCATTGCCCAGGCAGAAGCCCATGTGTTCAGTTATCTGGATGCACTCCACGCCTGATGGGTGCGCGGTGTAGTGCTTCGGGTGGTTCACACTGTCATAGTGCTCCCCGGTTGGGCCGTTTTGGCCAATGATGTCCATTCTGGTTTCGTCTGGATGCCAGCAGGCTCCAGAGCATTGTCCTGCTGGATAACTGCACTCTGGCACAGCACAAAATTTCTTACTCGTTGTCACAGTTCACCTCGCCGCCACGGAACTCAGGCCAGAGTCCTTCTTTGACCATCTGACAGTATTGATCCTGTTCTTTCTGCTCGTCTTCAACGAACATGGAGCCGAGTACACCCCAAAAAATAGCGATCAAGATAGCCGCCAGCAATTGGCGTGCAGTTTGGTTCTTCATTGTTTGTCTCCTGTGTTGCTGATACACATAAGTTAAGCTGAACTTAACAAAGTGTCAAGGGCGCAACGCATTAAGTAGCGCATTTTGTTGCGCGTCCTTTTGGCCCAGCACAGCCATCACGCGCTCGTCGATGCAGCCCGAGGCGACCAGATGCACGATCCGCACCGGGCGCGTCTGGCCCTGGCGGTGCAGGCGAGCGTTAAACTGCTGGTACAACTCCAAGCTCCAGCTCAGGCCGAACCACACGCACAGGGCACCGCCGTCCTGGAGGTTGAGGCCGTGGCCAGCACTGGCGGGATGCGCGAGTAACATGCGGATCTCACCGGCGTTCCAGCGGGCAATCGTGGACGGTTCCTTGTCCAGCACCACGGCATCCGGGAAGCGCTCGCGTATGCGGGCAAGGTCTGACTTGTAGTTGTAGGCGACCAGCACCGTCTCGCCGGGGTTGTCCTCCATGATCTCGGCCAGAGCGTCGAGCTTGGCAGCGTGGAGCGCCGACCAGTTGCCTTTCTCGTCGGTGTAGGTTGCGCCGTTGCACCACTGGAGCAATTTGTTCGCCAACACTGCCGCGCTGCTCGCCTCGATCTCCTGCCCGTCTGGCAGCTCGGCCAACAGCGTGCGCTCAAAATCCAAATACGCCTTGAGGACTGCTGGCGGCAGGTAGACCGGCTCGACCAGATCAATGCGCTCGGGCAGCTCCAGGTAATCGCTGGCGGCCATGCTGATCCATGAGTCAGCAAGCAGAGCGTGGATCTTCTCGGCAGCGCCGGCCTTGGGGCTGAACTTGTAGCCCATAAAGTCGGCGTCGAAAAAGCGCTGCTTGTAAGCCGTAAAGGTCTTGCCCAGCGCTGCGCCTTGGTCGATCAGATACTGCTGCGCCCACAGGTCGAGCAGGCTATTGGGGGCTGGCGTGCCGGTGAGTAGCACCATGTAGTCGGTCATCGGCAGCACACGGCGCATGGCCTTCCAGCGCTGGGCTGCTTGGGACTTGAAGCTGCTCGACTCGTCGATAATGACGGCATCGAACGGCCAGCCCTTGGCGTAATGCTCCACCAGCCAGGGGACGTTCTCGCGGTTGATGACGTAGACATCGGCCGTCTTTTGCAGAGTTGTCAGGCGCTGGCGCTCGGTGCCAGTGCAGACCACTACCTTGAGGCGTCGCAGGTGCGCCCACTTGCGAGTTTCCTGCGCCCATACGCTGTTCGCCACGCGCAGCGGAGCAATAACCAGCACGCGATCCACCATGCAGCCATCGAGCAGATCGGCCGTGGCCGTGAGTGTCGAGACGGACTTGCCTGCGCCCATGAACAGCGCAAGGCCACAGCGTTTTTTATTTTTTATATAGTCAATTGCTTGCCGCTGGTACTCATGCAGGTCATTCAGGGAAAGCATCGACGGCCTCCATGGAGTCAATGACCCGCACATCGCAACCCAGCGCTCGGCGGCGCTCATGGTCGCGCTGCTGGTTTTCGGTCGGCTTCGCGCCTGGGGCTTTCAGCTCGACGAAGATGACGCGACCACCGGGTAGCGTCACAATGCGATCCGGGACGCTGCGCCTGCCTGGACTGGTGAACTTCTCGGCCATGCCGCCAAGGGCCTTCACGCGCTTAACCAGCGCGGCTTCGATGTGCTTCTCTAGCATTCCATGTATACCCTGAAATGATGCGGCATACGGCCGCTTGGCTGATGGCGTACTTGGCGGCGAGTTGCTTTTGCGTCAGCTCGCGGGAGAAGTAAGCCTTTCGGATTTCCTCGGCCTTTTCTCGCGTCATGTGCCGGTATTTGCTCATTGGCTTACGCATGGCCGACCTCCTGTAACAGCTCCTGCGCGGCCTTGATGTAAACCGCATGGTTTACGTCATTCGGGAAGCCGCACAGCTCCATGGCTGGCCTTGCACCTCCAGAGTTCGGCACGCGGTTGCTGTTGGTGGCGTAATGAATGCACTCGTCTGGCGGTACGGCCGTGGAGTGGTAAAAGCGCACCGCCTTGCCCAGGCGCTCATGTCTCCACACCGCGCCGCCTTGCACGCGCCGGATGGTGACGAACTGGCTGAGGTCGGTGCAGCCGTGAATCGTGTCCTCGATGGGCGTACCTTTGGCGATGTGCTGCGCCACGGCGGTGTAAATGATCTGGCCGTCTGGGTTTTTAGCGAGGCTGGCGGGCGCGAAGATGCCTTTGCCTTTGATCTTGCCGTCAGTCCTCACAGCCACATAGTTGTTCACGTCACGGCTGGCAATGACGCTGTACGCTGTGCGCTCAAGCTGGTATGAGGTGTCGAGCATCCAATCGAACGTGATCTCGTCTACTGCGTCAAATTGCGTCTCGCTGTGGTAAACAACGATGCCGTCAGTGTTGGCGCTCACGACCCGCACGCCTGCGGACTCCAGCCGTTCGATCAGCATGAGCAGCGCAAGCTGGCCGGTGATTGTGGTCTGAATCAGCAACTCAGGCGCGTAGAGCGTCGAGTATTTGCTGCCGAACTTGCCGAACGAGCCGTTCAAGGTGATCTTTAGCGTATCGGCTGTGACCTTATCACCGGAGCGTTTGGCGGCAAGACGACGATTAATCAGAGACTGGTACAGCGTCAGGAACGGTTTGCCGAAAGCCCCAGGCGCAAGCTGTTGCTGCATGATGATCGAGGGATAGTACGAGGCCACATCGTAGTCTGCCAGCACCATACCGCCGTCAGCCTTGACGCACTGGCGTTGCTCGCAGGAGTGCAGACCACCGATGCCCATTTGATACTCGGCCTGACCGATCTGGATGCGTGACTCTTTAAGCCACATTGGCATTTGGACAGACCCGTTCGGCCCAAGCTGCCAGTTCTCGGCCATTATTCGCTTGAACACACCTGTCAGGTACGGAGACTGGAACTTGATGATCTTCGGGTCACGGTAGCGGAAGGTGTACCCATCTTTAATTTCGGGCTTTCGGTAATCTTTGCCAGTCAGCTTTTTAAGCTCATGCGTGATCAGCTTTTCGGCGATCTGCGCGTCAGAGAGACTACGGAAGTCCATGCCATACTGCGCGCCCATGTCCTTCCGCAGGTCGATCTGTGGCTTCAGCGCCTTGTACAGCAGGTGCGTGGTATGCAAGTCGTTCTCACAGTATTCCCGCACCACGCGGCGCTCTTCGGGCTTGATGCTGGCGTCTGGCTCAATCGGCAGGTCTTGCATCTTTGGCGCGTTCAGCCTGCCGCCGTAGATTTTGAGGCTGGACTGCCCAGGCGCAACTTCGATCAGGTCGATGTGATCCCAGTCCGGCACGCGCAACTCATGAGCCTTGAGGATGCGCCATATCGACTCGTTGGACTTGATGATCGTGTCAGCCAGCTTCTTGAGCTGGGCGACGCTGTAGCCATTCAGCGCTGCGGCAATCAGCGGCAGATCGAAGTGGTTGCCGTTGAAACTCATGGTTATGCGCTTCATGAGTTTATGGAGACGGGCCTTATCAATGGATTGGCCGTCAAAAGCTTCGATGTGCGTGATTTTTCCTGTCTCGATGTTGAGCGCGGAGACGAGGAAATAATCCGAGTAAATCTCGGTGTCGATGATGAGCATGAGGGGTGGCCTCTAGTTGATGTGAAAAGGGCCGGAGTGACCGGCCCTGACAGCTTAGAACGAGTCGTCTTCGTCGTCGAAGGCGTTGAACTGGTCCACACTGATACCGCCGTCGCCGAACGGATCGCCGTCACGGACGAACTGCACACCGTCGAGCTGGGCGTTGATACGCTTTCCGTACTGGTTGTTCTGCGCCCACAGCGTCACGATGCCATTAACGTAGCATCCGGCATAGATGATGTTGTCGTCTTCGCTTATGGCGCTCTTGTCGCGGTTGATGACCAAGGGACGCTTCTTCGTAGAAGCCTTGATCGTCATCTTTCCAGCGTATTCCGGACGGTCCATTTCGTCTCCGTCCTTGAGACAAATCTTGTCACTGGCGACTTTGCTTTTCAGCTCATCCTTTTGCAGCTTGCCAATAACCGCTTCAATCTCAGCGATTACCTTGGCGTGTTCTTTCTTATCCAGTATGAACGTCGCTTCATACTTGCCGGTGGACTCACCGCCGAAGCTGGCCATGTTGAACAAGGAAGGGAAGGAAAGACGTGCAGAGGGGATTTTGATTTTAGACATTGGATTTTCCTTTTAGCGTTTTGGTTGAGCCGTTACCGGCCTGTTAAGTCTATCTTATCAGTCCAGCATGTCAAAGCTGTCTGACACTTCTTTTACGAACGAGGGGCGTGGGTCATCCATAGGGGCCAGTGTGGGCTTGCCCTGGGGCTTCTCCACAAGGTCGTTGATCTCAGAGGCGCGTTTCTTGCCCAGCGCTTTCTCGGCCTTGGCGACCGTCAGCAGCTTGCGCTCAAAGGCGTCATCGCCCAGCAGCGCGGCCAGACGCTTCTCAGCCTCGGCGTCATTGCGCCACTGCCGCAGGCTGCGACCTTCGACGAGCTTGTGCCCTGCGAAGGTGTCACAGTCTTCGGTGTAGATCGTCTCGGTAATGTAGTCCTCGACAGCATCGAGCCATGAGACGATCAGCTTCTTGGCGGCCATGGCGCGTTGCAACTGGTCTTGTGAGAGCTGATCAGGGTTGGTGGTGTTCATGGAGTCCAGATCCGTCATCAGCACATCTTCTGTCAACTTATTGAG